GGTTTGTCTTTGGCTTCACCGACTTAGAAAGATCCAAGTCTTCGATCAATCTCAACGATTTGTTTGTGCAACCTGCAATGCAAGCCGTTGGTGAAAGCGTGTTTGGCGCGTTGTGGAATTTGATCACTGCAGCAAACTTTACATCGACTCCGTTGACAAGCACCGCCGCAAATTTTGATCGCAACGACCTTGCCGACCTTCGTGCGCAGTTGAACGCGCAGGGCGCTCCTCAGCAGGGCCGCGCTGTTGTTCTCTCGCCTGCGTATTTTGCGAGCCTGCTCAAGTCGCTTAATACGGCTGAGTTCCCAGGCTTCATTGCGCAGAAGGCTGAAGGATTCATTCCTCGCGTTGCTGGGTTTGACGTTTACGAATCCACGCTCGCAGACGCAAACGGCGAATACCTCGCTGGTTTTGCGTTCCACAAGTCCGCGTTGCTGATGGCCGCTCGCAGCGTAAACGCTGATGGCGCGGTACAGACTGGCACCGAAATCGCTGACGTTGTTATCCCTGGTCTAAGCCTTCCGGTACAATTCAGAAGGGCGTATGATAACCGCCAAGCAGAATTATGGTATTCCCTAGGCGTATTATTTGGCGTTCAGAAGGGGCGCTCTGAAATGGGCGTGCGTATCGTTTCCCAGTAATCTTAACCGGGGCGGGGGCTTAATAACCTCCGCCCCTTGAACTATCCCCAATTATGAGCGCAAAACTGACAATCGTCACCCGCGACAACGAAGTAATCCTGACCTCTGACAATTACGGCGAGGCCGTGGAGCTTTACAAGGCATGCAATGACGTAGGGCTGATTCGGCTGTTTATCTTGGCCGAACCTGACCGCGAAAAACGCAACAAGCCGCAGCCAGTGCCACCCGCTGCCAAGCGCAAGAAAACCGACTAATGGGCGTTTGGTTTGATACCGCAGCTAATGCACTCGCTCAGTCCTTGGACTTTATGGGCGAGGAATTTGATTATCTCGGCCAGACTTACAAGGGCGTGATCAACGAAACCAACACTTCGGAAGTCCTTAATTTTGGCGGGTTTGAAACGCATATCAGTTGCGAGATCTACATGCAAAAACGTGGCTTTCCAACACCGCAGAAAGGCGACCGCTTGACCATCCGTGGCGTTGAACGTCGCATTGTGCGCACGGCAGATCACCCGACCGCGTGGAGCATTTATCTGGAGGACGTCTCGCGATGATTGGCGGCATTTTAGCGGCAGCTATTGCAGACGCGCTTAAGGCCGAGTTTCCCGACGTTTACGTTGGCGAGCCGCAAGACAACGAGCGCGTGACCTCTCCGGCCATCTTATTGCAGCTTCGCTCAGACTCGGTTGTGGGCTCGCCGCTCGGACGCGGGCAGTTAACCGTCATCGCAGTTTCGCAGGCCGATGATACAACACCAGCGGATCACATTCAATTTGTAGCAAACGTGGATTCGTTCATGCGCACCATTTCGATTACATCAACTGTCGTGCAGCTCGCTGGCATTGTGGCGGTATCAGACGATTCCGCGCACGCCGAGCGGCACTGGCAAACTCCATTGCAGTACATAGTTGGATTCTCACCTGTTTAATTTTATGGCATCATTTGGCGTATTAGGCACATTTGGATTAACCGCTCCGACCGGATATCTTCAATCTTCTGAAGAATCGGTGGATGTAGAAGTGGCAACGATCAAAGACGAATTGGGGAAAATTGCTGAGGCGATTCCTAAGCCGCGCAGCACGACAACCGTTAACGTCAAGACCAAGGGCGACGCGGGCTTATCTACGGTTGTCACTGGAAACTTTACCGCGCTCTCAATCACGAGTTCTAAGTTCTCGCAGAGCAACGACGACTTTTCCACAAGCGAAATTACTGGAACCCTTTACCAATAAAAATTTATGCCTTCAACTTTTGGAATTACTAAAATCACAGGCACGTTGATTGAGTCCGTTGACGTTGAGCATAAAGCCGACCTCAAACAACTTATCACGTCGGATGGTCATCATTCTGCGGCTCGTAGTGTTGATGATTCCTATTCGTTTACCGTCAGAGGCAAAGGTACCTGCCCTGTGTCCGCTGGAGGCAGCACGGGCGCACCGACTGGCGTGACTGGAAAAATTATCATCACAAATGCCACAAACTCGGAATCCAATGAGGATTGGAACGGATTCAGTTATTCGGGCACAGGCTACGTCCACGCAAGTTAATTGCTAGATTAGAAGTATTTATGAAGATTGGACAGACCATTGATTTTGTAAAAGACAACCTGCACCCGCTCAAGTCGCCCAACACGGACCTCATCGGAGCCTGGTTGACTTGTGGCGGCAGTTTATTGCAGGAGGATCCGTACTCATGGACCGTTGAGGACTCCGAGCAAGGGCCGCGACAGACGATGACGTATCATATCGACAGCGGAAAAATTGCTGATTTCAACGGCAAAAAAATGGAATTTCAAGAGTTCCGAAATTCGTGGAACTCTCGCGAATGGTGTGATCAAAACCCAGAGCACCCGATTTCTTACATGCGGCTTTTTCGCGATAACATGGTGCGGCTGAAAGCGTGGATTCGCGATGAAAAGCCAGCGGTACTGATTCGCCGAGGGAACCGAGTTGCGGTAATTCACCCAGATTTGCCAGAAGCCAAGAAAGCAAAAATCCTCGCTGAATTATGATTAACGATTTTTTAGACGGCGAGAAAACCATTGGCGGAATGCAGTTCCGTCCGTTCACGCTGGGCTCAAAAGCCGCTTGCGAACAAATGGGGCTGACCATGTTTACGACTGGCGAACTCTGCAAAGATCCCGGTGAGGCCGAGCAGCAACTAATTGCTTTTGCGTGGATCCACGTTAAGCCGCTGCCGGACGTACTCAAGGCGCTACGGAACGGCACCGCTGTTGATGATGCGCGAGCGTTTGGGTTTGAGATTCCAATCAGCGCCGTGTCGGAAATGATCGCTGAAATTAACCGCATCTCGGACCAAGCAAAAGCGAATGCAGTTGAAGTGGTTGACCGTCCATCACACGGAAAATCTGACGCACCAAAAAACTTTGTCGGCCAGACGTAATCGAAAGTTATGTCTACGCTCTGGCCACAAACTATGGATTTACGGAGCAACAGATCCTCTGGGAAATGCCTTACCATCGCGCTCTGCGGTATCTGCACGCCTCTTTGTGGGCTAATGGCGCATGGACTATTAAACCGAAGCAAAACTCAGTGGAAGAGTTTAAAAGCCTCCTAGACTTTTGCGCAAAAGTATCCTCCGATGAATGCGACGATTAAGGTTAATTACCAGCAAGAGCAGTTTCAACGGTGGCTTGGCAACGTCCTGCGCACTAGCAAGCGCGAAGCGTCTGTAGTGGCTCAAAAGCAATTTAAGGGAGTAATCGCAAAATGCTTTTTGCTAACGCCTCCAATGTCAGACACGTCTTTTGCCAAAGGATTTCGAGCAGCAAAAGCAGCAATTAAACGCGACACGGGCAAAGCATTTTTGCCCATCTCGGACGCGCTAAGTTTGGAAAAATTAGCCAAGCGCAAAATCCAGATTCCAAGTGGCGGCGTTTCTGCCGCATTAGCCTGGTATAAGCGTCAACAACGACCAAGTAAAAAGCCATACGTCGACAAAAAGCGCCCAATTCTAAAATCGCAGTTGGAGCAAGTCCGCGCAAAGCTACTCGAGCACGTCGGCGTTACAGCGGCAGGGTGGTCTACGGCAGCGGACTCTCTCGGCGTAAAATATCCAGCATGGATTGCGCGTTTAAAATCAAAAAACTCTGGCAGTTACAAGTTTGCAACTACTGACACAAAACTCAAGATTGAGGCAAAAAATACCTCCAATCATTCGGACTCCAGCTACATCCAGAAGGTATTAAACCGGGCTTTTGGGCGGCAAGCTGACGCGATGCGCAGGCAAATCATTGCGGCGCTTGCAAAAAAGAAGGTGGATCCAAGCGCAATTCAATGGGGGCAAAGGAGTTAATTTATGGCTTTTGAAGCAGCATTAAATCTGGATGTTTCTGGCTTTAGCAACGGCATCAAAAAAGCGTCAAATGATGTAAAATCACTTGGCGCATCCCTCGGCAGCATTGCAGGCGGCGCAATCATGGCGGGACTTAGTGCGGCAGCGGCGGCGGCTGGCGCGGCTGTGGCCGGAATGTACTCGGCAATGGAAGCTGGCGGGGCGCTCGTTGACCTTAGCGAGCAGACGGGCATCGCAATCGATAAATTGATGGTGCTTCAAACTGCATTCAAACAGGCAGGCATGAGTGCCGAGGACGTACAGCCAGTCATTAATAAAATGCAGAAAGCCATCGTAGGCGCTGCAACCGCTGGCGGGCCCGCAGCAGAGGCATTCCAGCGTCTCGGATTGTCGGCGGCTGAATTGTCAGGAATGGGCGCTGATGAGCAGTTGCAGGCTATTGGAGAGGCTATTTCTAAAATCCAAAATCCTGCGCAGAAGGCAGCGATTGCGATGGAAGTATTTGGAAAGAGCGGAGGCCGAGCATTAGCGTTATTTGCTGCCGGTGGACTTGATGACGCAGCCGCAGCCGTTGGCAACCAAGCACGATTGATGCGCGATAATGCCGGAGTGTTTGACCGCATCACAGACGTTTTAGGAACGGCTGCAACTAAGTTACAAGGGCTTTTTGTTGGCATGGCCAGCGAGGTGGCACCGATGATTCTTTCGGCGGTGGAGGCATTCAACAGCATTGACCTATCTGGACTCGGGCAACAAATCGGCAGCGTAGTTGCTATTGTGTTGGAGGCGTTTTCGTCTGGCACGCTGGGAACGCTCGTAATGGAATCGCTTAACATGGCGTTTATAGCCTCCGTAAACGTACTTTCGTCGGTGTTATCGGCGGCGATTGCTGGGGTTATTCAGTACTGGATTGAGTCGTTTTCTTTGCTCACAAGCTCGGATTTTTGGGGCGGCATGCTTACGACGCTTGTTGGTATTGCGCAACAATTTATTGGATTTATGGTCAACGGAATCGCTAAGATTCTTGCGATGTGGAAAGATGTTCCTGTGATTGGAGAGGGAGCACTAAAGGCGTCTCAAGCAGCTGCGCGATATGCAGCTGAAGTCTCTGCCCGAGGCGCTGGGAATACGTCCGCAGGCTCGGCAGTGTTGCTGCCAAAGCTCGCAGACTCTGCGGCAAACATTGCCAACGCTGCAAAAACGGCATCCGAGGTTGCGCCGCAAATGGAGCAAAGCACGGTTCCTGTGATTGGAGAGGGCGCGCTAAAAGCATCTGAATCCGCTGCTGCGTATGGCGCAGAAGTCTCTGCCCGAGGCGCTGGGAATACGTCTGCAGGCTCGGCGGTGTTGCTGCCAAAGCTCGCAGATTCTGCGGCAAACATTGCCAGCGCAGCAAAGGCTGCTTACGACAGCGCACCGCAAATGGAGCAGAGCGCAGCAAAGGCTGCTTACGACAGCGCACCGCAAATGGAGCAGAGCGCAGCAAAGGCTGCTTACGACAGCGCACCGCAAATGGAGCAGAGCACGGCATTTAGCGATTTGATCGACAAACTCAAAGCGCAGGCAAGCAAGACGCAAACGGCAACTCGTGAAAAGCTGACGACTGAAAAGCCCGCAGGCTTAGGCATTGAAGGATTAACAAGAAAAGAAGGAGGATTTACAAGTATGGGAAATCAACTCTCTAGTCTTCAAAAGGTTGGTGGCGGGGGAAGTATGATCGGAGGCGCAGCAATAGACTTTTCCCGGCAACAACTTGACGAGCAAAAACGGTCAAATCAATTTCTAGGCGTAATTGCGACCGCGCTGACAACCCGCGAAATGGGGATCACACCTTACGGAGCTTTAGCTTAATTTTATGGCAACAATAGTCCGCACTGAGTCCACAATGGACGTTCAGAAGATTCTCACGCATACCATAACGCAAGAGGCCTTTGAACAACTTAGTCCGTCGCAAGATGCGCGCTCGTGGCGGTTGTCGCACGCAGACGGCGTTTATACGTTAGTGGAAGAATACGCCGGAGGCAGCTTTGAAACGCCAGAATATCAAGGAAGTGTGGATAGCTCGCTGACAACCGAGCCGCTTGAAACGCACGCAAAGTTTGCTCATTTTCCTGAGGATCTCAAAAACAATTGGGCCGAATGGCGAAAGAATGGAATTAACGGCAAATTTAAGCCAGCCGATTGGCGGCCAGAAACTGAGCAAGATGCGGTATTTGCGGGATCATTTTGGCCACGCTGGCGGGCTGGAATTGAGTCCTACCTTGCGCCGCGTATTACATTACGCAACACGGCTTTAGAGGATGGCCCGCCGGATCAATCAAATGTCGGTCAAATCGATACCGGGTGGCAAAACATTCCGGGCATCGGTGATGGATTGGTTGGAGGCCGCAACTTTATTTTGAGCGGCGCAAAAGGTAATCAAGAGGGGACCAAATGGCGCAACACCTATGAATGGATGGGCTCGGATGGCCAAGGCAAGGCTGGCGATAGCGCTGCGGGCAAGTGGGATGCTTTCTTGTACGGAGTGATCGATTAATTTTATGGCTGGACCAATCGTCTCAACACCATTTCAGCGGGGGCGTCCTGTAGGCTGGGCTGAACTCGAAGCACTGCGCAACGAGATGGCGCGACTAAAGCCCAACAGCGGGGTGGGTTACAGGCTCAATCAGTCGCCAAGCGGATGGAGTTTATCAATCCCGGCGGCGACAGGTGGCGGCGGCGGAGGCGCAACGGTGTGTCCGTTTCTGGTAAAAGAAGCCAACAAAACCCCCGAAGAGTGGGCGATCACGATCGCCTGGGGTTTAGTCGGAGTGCCTCCAGTGCTGCCAGATGGAATGGAGCCCACGAATGATCCGCCAATTTCAATTGATTGGACGGATGGTTGGGTTTGCATGAAAGTTGATTTTGTGGAGGATGATACGGCAATTCAGAGCGTTTCGTTTCAAATTTCAAACGACATTCCTGAGGCAGATGAGACCTACGCTTACTATCCAATTGCGTATATTTTTACAACGACTGTAAACGGTTATGAAATTCAAAACATCAGAAACTTATGCAGCGCACCTAGCCCGAGCGTTTGTGATTTGGCGTTGCCGCCGGACCCGACACCTAGTTCATGAACGCACAAAACTGTCAGGGTAGATTGTTGTTTAAAAAATTTAAGGTTGAAGTGAGCCTTGATTATAAAGCCACGATGATTACTTCAGATCGACGGATTGAGGACAACTACGCTGGCACATGGAAAGCAGGCGAGATTTTCACTGATTTTACAAAACGAGAGTTAAGTTGCCAAAAACTATTAGCAGCAAAAAAAGCAACATTGCTAGAAGGCTGGGCTCATAAAAATATAGACACCGCTATCCGTCGGGATTTTTCGGCGGGATACCCATTTCCGCGTATAGGACACGGGCAAGGATATGCGCCTCCGCCAGAATACTATGCAGATCAACCTTATTTTGAGGGAAATCCGCCTGAACCTATTGCTGAGGCAGTTCCGCTAATTGACCAATTACGTTCTCGCCAACCATTTATTCCACTTTTAAATAATTTGCCTATTGCAGGACCTTATTATTTTATAGATGAAGAAACTGACATTCCTCCAAATTTAGACAAAGAAAAATATGTTCTGACTCCAGAGAATGAAACTGTTTTTCAATCTCAAGATGATTATCAAAAGTGGCTAGCACAATATTTGCCAGCGGCAATGCCTGTTTATTTTCCAAAAGCGCCCAATGATCCTGAGCCAGAGGCAGACCCACGAACTGTTCGAACATTATTTGAGACAAAGGAAAAATGGACAGATTTTTTAAAAATTGCCGGGGGGCGCGGAATAAATTGTGGAGGCCAAGCGCAGTGTGGCATTAATTTCAATTTAGGGAATTTTAGAAATTCTACGGATTACATACAATGCTCTACGTCGACCACTTACACTGGTCCAGATGCTCCAGACAATACATCTGGCACAGCAATTATTACAGTAAATCCTAGTGTTTTTTCTGGAAGAAAAATATCAGACGTGTACACCCCAGAAGGGGGGCTTTATTTCGACACTTATGGAAGGTCAATTAAAAAGTCTGACACTCTGAAGCAAGTTGATAAATTTGGAAATTTTTTATTTAATGACTGGGAGAAATTCCCGCCGACTCCACTTCCAGATCCATTACCAATTCTTGATCAATTTTTATATGAATTTTATGATCGGTTTTTTCTTTTTGAATACTTTAACAACAAACAAAAAGGATGCGGGCAGTTAATTCACGCAATTTCAAAAATATACAAAGATGAAGATGTAATGCCTTATCAATTGTATTTTCCTTATTTGACAGGCTTTGAAGAAATGTCAGAGTTTTTTGTCCCATTTGCTGCGGGATTTATCTTACAGCCGTTTGATTTTATAACCACAATTACAGCAAGTGAA